CCTTGACTTGCACTAACGTAGTAGATATAAGTTTTACCCGTAGTGTCATCAAACCAAAGTTCGCTTGCGTCAGGATTAGATGGTGCTGAACCCGTTACGGTTACTGTACCGCCAATTCCCGTTAATCCACTACCGTCTCCAATAAACGAACCAGTAAATGATCCAGTATAGACTGCATCACCAGACCCTTGTGAGCCCGACAATATTCTAACTTTTAATGCAACGCTGGATGTTTCTGCAAAGGAAGATGTTATTGCAACACTTGCCGTACTTGCGTAAGATGCAGAAACTAAATTAGTAAGTTGACTACCATCACCTTTAAAAGCAGAAGCGGTAACTGCACCAGACACATCAAGCGTGTCGGTAACTGTGCCGCTTCCCGATACTATTATACCTTTTCGTGCTATAAATTCATTTGCCATGTCTATACTCTATTTTATCTTTGACAAAAACGACACTTCCAAATGCGTAAACACACGCACTTGGAAGTGAAAAGGATGTTGTATCTTTATTAACTATTATGTGATACACCATCCTCTTCACTTTCCGAGGGGTGTGTTTATACTATCAACTTCTTATAATGCTCTAATTGCTGTTTTTACTGTCCACGTTCCCGTGCCACTTGTAAATTTCAATCGTGCATTTGCACCACTTACATCAACTACAAACGATTCATCAAGAGTGTCTCCAATATCGTTTGTAGACGTATCAGTAAACTCAACCGAACCTGAATTATTCCATACTGCCATTACTGTACCCGCTCTATAATTAGTACCATCCTTAACAATATAGTCAAACATTGCACTATCATATGAAGAAGTTGCTACAGTTGCAATAACTTGATTCGTTACTGGGCCAGCAATACTAGTTGCACTTGCCGAACTAAATAGTACACCACGAATAATTGCTCCACCTTGTAAATTTAATTGATCGGTAGTGGATGCGCCGCTTGGAGTAATATTTTGTAAACCAAATGCGTAACTTGAACCAAGATTAAGTGCTGTACCATTAAACGTAATTGCACTTGCGGTAACTTGACCACTTGTGACGGTAAAGTTTGCGGAGTTAAATGCCGCTATACCTTTGTTTGTAGAACTTGCATCTTCACCAGCAATTGTTACCGTTTGACCACTTACCGAGATGTCAACACCTTCGCCCGCACTATAGGTAATGGCTTGTGTTTTAAGGTTAATATTACCCGTTGTGGTTGATGCACCGTCTGAACCAGTAACTGCAAGTGTTGAAACTACACCAGTAAGATTACTACCATCACCCCAGAATCCTACTGAGGAAGAAACTGAACCTGTAACGTATAATCCAGCTTCAATAGAAGTTAGCTTAGATGGGAAATCAACACGAATTGAACTTGATTCAAATCTATTATCAATGTGATCATCGCCAGTTGCAACTGGTATACGGCCGGTAACTAATCCTGCTTCATCACCCAAATTACCCGTATTTTTTGGACCAGCAATTAAAATTGCGGAACTATATGCTTGGTCATCTGCCTGATATAGCCAACGATTGTTAAGACTATCCCACAGAAGTGAACCAGTTCCGTATGTAGAACCCGAGTCAATAACAGACAATCCAGCAAAACGTACAAGGTCGTCGTCGTTAACAATTACACGACTTGTTCCAATGGTATATTGTGATGCGGTGACATACTGGGTGCTCATCGATACAGCTGTCAACAATCCTGTGACTGTTAATGAGCCGGAAATATTTACGTCTTTACCAACACCCAACCCACCAACGATAACTACTGCACCGTCTTGGAATGTTGTACTATTAGTTGTATTACTAAATGTATTAACAGCGGTAAAGTTATTTGAACCAGTAAGTTGTGCATACTGTCCAATGCCTGTAACACTACTTGCTATAACTTGTGCCGAACTTGATACAGTACCTGCTGGTGCGCCAATTGTAATAGTATTGTTTGTTACTGTAGATGTAATTCCATTTGATCCAGATATTGTTAATCCTTCTGTTTTTAGATTAACCGTATCTGTGCCAGAAGTAGATCCACTAATTGCAAGTGTAGATGCAATTCCTGTAAGTCCAGAACCATCACCACTAAATGAACCCGTAAATGAACCGGTGAACGGTGCGCTTAAACTTGTAAATTGTGCTGAACTACTAATTACACCTTTAAGATTTACTGCACTTATAGATCCAGTAATAAAATGGGCCGAACTCGTATCAATTGATAACGCAGACCCGGCACCTCCAGTTAAACCATTTCCGGCAGCTGTGGGTGCAATTCTGATAGTTCCTGCATTGGCTTCAAGTCCAGTTCCTGCGAGTGGTGTAGAAAGTTGACTAACATTAATACGACCTTCGGTACCATTATCTGATACAATAAGTTTGTCGGCACCTGCTACAGTAATACCAGTTAAGTCTGCACCAAACAAATCGATGTCAAGCCCAGTAGCAGATACACCAGTAAGGTTGCTACCGTCACCGTAAAACGCTGACGCAGTTATATTTCCCGATGCAGATATATTTGCATTAAATTGACTAGAACCAGTAACCTTTAATCCATTCGCTAGTACTACTATACCTTTACGGGCAATAAACTCATTTGCCATATTTTATCTCCCTAGTGGTGTATACATAAATATCATAATAAATTTGGAAAGAGTTTCATTGTGAATCCAATATTCCACCCACCTGATCCCGATCCTAAACTATATGCCCGTAACCGTATATTGTCTCCCGACCGTATAAAATCAAACGACAAATCCCACGTTTCACCAATATCGGTGGTAGAATTGTCCGTATGTACTACCTCGCTCCCACTCCACGATGCCATTAAAGTTCCAAATCGAGCCGCACCAGTTCGTTGTGCGTTATATTCAATTGATGCTCCAGAAAATTGTTCTATTGGAAGTAATGGATCTACATTTGCTGTTTCATTAAAAATGCCTAATAAAGTGGAACCTGTTATAGAAAGTATTCCATCTTGTGCAACCAAATTGATTTGTGATGCTCTATAAGATCCCGTATAAGCAGCTTCAATACTATTAAGAGAAACTACTTCTGAACCCGATACTGTATAGATTAATTTATCTGCTATGTTTAATGCCAACTCACCTTCTTGTAACGAGGCAGTCGTTGGTACCGAACCCGGTGTTAAACTTCGTTTTATAAGAATTGTATCTGCCATTAATAATATCCTCCGTCGATATAGCTAGCTGATATTGCATTAGTTGCTAAACTTGCACTATTTGCTATACTCGCTGATATTGCATTAGTTGCTAAGCTTGCACTATTTGCTATACTCGCGGTACCAAGAAGTTGTCCGATAAATTGTACGCCTGTAACCGATCCTGACACGGACATAGAGCCCGTAAATTGATGTGTATCATCTGCGCTGTTACCAAACTTTGTAGAACCTGATTCGTAAATAATAGAACCAGATATTAGATTGGTTACAATTAATTGGTTTGCAGATATTGTTCCTGTTACAGCTAAACTTCCGGTTATTTCTGCCGAACCACTATACGGAAACCCACCACCTTGTGCGTTTAATGCATATGATGCAGTTTGTGCTGTAACAGCAAAATCTGCAATAGAGTAATAATTCCCATCTGTAATCGGAACTATACTCGGTAAATTTATGTTAGAAACGTATTGTGGAGATGGGTTAACTATTACGGTAATATCGGGTATATCAATTTGAATATCTGACATTAATTATCTCGTCACGGCCGGGCGAACAGTAAGCCCACCCTCCAGTATTCTACGTGCTATAGAACCACTTGTAATCTTAATATCGTAAACATAATCTCTTTGATATAAGTCTTGTGTGGTTTCTGGAGCGAGTGATACATATAATGCTCCCGATGCAAACGGAGTTAATTTACTAATTGTAAATGTTGCCGCTAATTCGTCTGTTGTATAATTTTCCCGTATTTGTCCAGAAAACGCATAATCTGTGATATCAATTGGTGTGTCACCGCTACTTCTGTTTTTTAGCTGTAACATTACTCTAAAAGTTTCCCCTTGACCTATTTCAAAATTCGTAATATCAGCCATAAAGTTCTCGTAGCAAACGTTTTACTATAAATATTAAAATAATGCGTAATAGAATGATTTTATATTCATTACACTCAATAAAAAACCCCGTGGCGCCATCTGTGGCGCCACGGGGTTTTTCGTCGTAGATTTGTGTACTTTTTAGTAGTTAAGTACGCAATAATCTGGTTGAATTTCGATGGTAAATTCAACTTGGTCGTCTGCACCCCAATCCATTTCTGCGAAGTCTACAGAAGTGATTTGTGCACCCTTGATAATCCATTCTTCAACCTTATCACCTACTGGGCCGAGAACGTTGAGGGTTAAATCCTTCTTATAGAATTCGAGATAGCCGTCGCGGCCGGTTACTGATTCGTGGTGTAAACGAACCCATTCCATTACTGCTTGTGCACCAGATGGAACGATTGGATCATAAAGAGTTAATGACATTGTACCCCACTTACTCTTGCCCTTGACATAACGTTGAACGTTGATGTGGTCAATTGCCTTTGCGTCTTGGGTTAACTTTGGACGATTAACTTTCTTTACGATATATGAAGGAACGCCATCCATATACAGGATGAAGCGGTTCTTCATCTTCGGTTCAAATGCTGTAAAGAATAGCTCTTGTTCTTGTACTAGGTTTGCCATGTAGGTTCTCCAAAAGGAAAATATAATTTCTTAACTATAAATATAAAGACTTGCGAAATTTGTGGAGGGAATTTTTTAGGTTCCCTCCACATTTTCAGCTTACGCCGTCGGGAATGTTGCGCCCGTTGGGAGAACGTTGAAGTCAAGAATGATGAATTCAGCGGTCTTGGTTGGTTGGAGATAGATTTGTCCATAGAGGATGTTTCTATCGATAATATCCGGCGTGTTGTTACTTTCATCCATAATAACACGGAATGCGTACAAGCCAGAACGTTCTTGAACACTTGCCAAGTATGGGTTGACAATGTTGAGGAAACGATTACGAGTGGATTCGACGTTTTGTTCGAATACGAGGTAACGTGAAGCACTTGCAATGTATTTCTTCAATGCAATTAACAAACGACGGACATTGACACGATCAAGTGCCGATGCTCTACGTTGTAATGTCTTTTGTCCCCATACACAGATACCTTGACCAGGGAACTGTGCGATTGGGTTGACCTTGCCTTCATACAAGGTATCACGACTTGGTTGTGGGAGACGTACTCTTACACCAACTGCACTTGCGATACCACCACGATTCAAACCAGCTGGTGCGAACCATTCTGCTGCAACGTTGTCGTTGTATGCATAAATTTCTGGTAGGATGACTGATGGTGGAACCCACAACAACTTGTTGGTATTTACATCGATAACTCTCAACCACGGATAGTAGGTTGCTGCATAGTTACTATCAATTTCTGCAGCCTTACCCGTTGCAGTTGCGAGGGTTGCGTTCAAACCAACAGTATCCATAATGTAGAATGCATCACCACGATCTTCACAAAGCGTCAATGCTTCGTTTGCGATATATGAGTGATATTCGTAAATAACACCTGGAAGAACCAAGAGATTGAAATCCCATTGGTCTTGATTACTGAGTGCTTGAATTGCCTTCTTATATGCTACTGAACCATCGGTTTGTGAATTTTGGATATTAAAGCCTTGTGAGTTTGATGGGACGATAGCTGCACCCATATTGATATCACGTGCTGGATTCAATCCGTCAAATCCGCCTTGGAATGGAACGGTGAATCGACGATATGGGAGACTGTCATCATCATCAAGCGCAATTGACTTAGAAGTTAAACCGTCTGGTACATCGGTTAAGTTTTCTAGATTAAATGCTGAACCAATGTTGACTGAACCTGATGGAAGTGGTGCTAAGAACGATGGATTGGTTCCTTCTGGGTCAGAGAAATCAAATCCATAGTAATACTTCTTATCAGTTGCATCAATAGTGTAGCCAGGCGTAGAACCACTCATCCAACGAGTTTCTACATATACTGGTTCTACCATTTCTGATGATGCTACACTTACTGGTGATACTAATGCGTTAAATCCAAATGGAACAGCGGTTCTTGGAATATTACCTTCAGCCATTTCGACATATACATACTTTGAACGATTTGGGAAGTCACCTTGATAATAGCGTTCGTCAGTATTTGGATCGTCATATGGAGCACTGTTACCAATTACACGAGCGACATATGTTGGACTGTCTGGGTCAAAGTTAAGATTGTCATATTGTTCTAATACTTCAATACGTGAATCTGTATCGTCATATGAACGAACTAACATTGAGAATGTTGCCCAATCGTCATTTGTACCCAACTTCATATTCAAGAATGATACCTTGATTTCCTTATTTGCCGAATTACCATCACCTAACGTGTGTAAGCGGAACAAATCAATATTGTCTCCACCAACAGTTTGTGATTGAATATATGGTGTTGATGCTTGACTGAAACGACCGTAGGTTGAACCAGAGAAGAACAATGCTGTTGATGAGGTAACTGCTGACATACTTACGGCGGTTCCTACAGAAGTTACTGCTTCTGGGAAGATTGCGTAAACATATGCACCCTTTGGTGATGTTGCAGACAATCCAAGATAGTCACCTAAGTATGAAGATGCTGCTTCATTTGTACTTAAACCAGTTACAGAAATATCTGCAGCGGTTCCTGGTACGTTAACAGTTAAATCAAAACTACCAGATGTACCGGTTACTGTAATACTTGAAATTGTATCTCCCGCACTTGTTGGGTGAAGAACTGCAAACAATTTCTTACCAGCCGAACCAGTTGCATAGATAAGTGCTGGAACTGCTGAATCGTTGTCATATCCAAGTAATCCAAGAACACGAACAACGGTAGCAACGCCTGCTTCACGTAGATAATTTTTTACAGTCAACCCAGTATAGTGATCCGGACCGGCTTCGCCGAAAGCGGTTACATATTCTTGTTGACTTCTTACAATTGTTGGGATAAACGCTGGACCTTTTGGCGTAGGTCCGATAAATGCACCCCCGATTTCACTAATGCCTTGAGTTAAGAAACTCAAGTCGCGTTCTCTAGTGAATACACCAGGAGACACAATTCTTTCATTTGCCATACGAATCCTCCAAATGGGTTATATTTTATGCTGTTATTTCGCCGGTTTCCAGATCGATATTACCTGTACCGTATTTCTCTTGTAACTTATTATAAATAACCCGTTCCTTTTCTTGGAAGTCATAGAACTTTTGCTCTTCATTTTTAATATTTTCTTCTACTTGCCCAATCTCTTTCGTCAACAAAGTTTTTGCTAAATGTAACTCGCCGATCGTGGAAATAATGGTTATTAAAATTTCTCTGAGCTGTTGTATTTCTTTTAATTCTTCTTGTGTAACCCGTTGCATAGACTAATCCTTTTTGAAAATTATATACCTATCATAAATATATTAAATTTTTCTGAAACATCATATTTTATCTGTTAGGTAACTCGGAGACTACCTCTGAATTGAATACAACTTTCTTAGGACTATACTGTACCCTATTTGTCGATTGACGATTTCCAGCTCTATTCAATGCGGACTCAGGAAGGATATATGCTCGAACCTCTATGGTAAACTTACTACGAACCAATCTGTCATTATTTCCAGGCAATTCTGTAGTTTGGTCGAATTGGCTGATTCTAGTAATAAATTTATAATTATTAGCTTCTCCCCAGTATTCATCACTTTCAAATGAAATGTTTTCTACTAATTTATTCATTTGTTCCATATATTCTGTCCAAATCATACCTTCATATGAAATGTCATAAAAGTCAGGTATCATAACAGATTGATATGTTGTAC